AGATCCAGCTGCGGATCCACGCACGTTAATTTCAAAATCAAGCTTTACATCGATATACGTCGTTTCTGTACCAGAGTTAGCAAAGCTTCGATCAGCGAACTTATAGTGCTGGAGTGCTGTGCTTGGAACCTTGTTTGTATCCAACCCATCAACCTTCTGAACACCTTCAAGTAACAGGTTCTTGTCATCGTCTGAAACACCGCCTGTACCAGTCAAGCCCTTTGGAAGCTGGAATTCAACAGTAAACAAGTTCTGATAAACAGGCTCGTACATCTCCATAGAAACACGAGATGTCTTAAAGTGAGGAAGTCCCATCAGTCCGACGGAAGTCAATCCAGTGCCATCATTTGCCATATCTATTAATCTTATTTTCTTTTATTTTAAGCGGTCGTTGAACGGTTGAGTGTGATAGGAACAACGATCTTTTCCATATTTTGTGAAATCCAAACACCGATATCAACGATACAGAACTTATTGTCGATAACTTCCTTGTCGTTGTTGAGGTCGTCGCACTCAATCTCATACTTAACAAGAGCACCAGAGTCTTTCATAGCACTCAGTATTGGATTGATACGAGTAATAATCTCTGCACGGGTTGTAGGTATATTGTATGTGAACACATATTCATCAAGTACAGCCTTACAGCTAATCTGAATTGTGTTGAGAAGTTCTCTTACATGCAAGAAACTCAAGTCAGAGTTAACAAGCTGGTATGCTGTTCTGTCACCATAGATAAGGATGTTACCGTTTCTATTGATGATAGGATTGATACCGAATGGTTCAAGATAACCTCTGTCTGTCTCATCGAAATCATACTCAAGACCAACAATCTGGATATTGTTAATAATACCGTTCATGTTAGCAACAGTCTTATAAGGATCACCGCCTGTGAACTTATTCATGAATGTATTAGATACATCTGCTGCTGGAGGAACGAGGATTGTTCTCTGTCCGTCTGCATACTTGAAGAATGGAGCGAAGATACCAACATGGTCTGCACCATTTTCAAAATCAGGAAGAGTAAATGACTTAGTGTCAGCAGGATAAACAAGATCCTGATTACCACCCTGAGGAATGTATGCTACATCGAATGTAGGACGTGGATCACCCATTGACTTATCCCAGTTATCACCGAAGAATGGAGCATCAGACTGAGCAAACTGAGTCATAGAAGGTGCATTGATAAGTGCTGTACAGTGCTTCTTGTCAAGAGCAAGGTTAGCAAGATGTACCTTACCACCGCAATTCTCACCAAGACCATAAGCCATTGTATCAACAAGATAACGGAATTCAATAGAATCATTATTCAACAGACCTCTACGTATACCCTTGTCATTCAACATTGAATAGATCTTCTCTACACCAGCCTCTGGATCAATGTTACCATCCTTATCATATCCAGGCATATGTCTGTTACATATCTTCAATCCGCTAAGAGCGAACAAAGTAAGTGTATCATACATATTCTTATATGACTTATGTATCTCAATATTCATCTGTGAGCTTTCACCAAGAACTATATCAACAGCAGTAAAGCGATAGATAATTTCACTAGTTTCATCATTCAGATTTGTACGTGTGCCACGTTTCTTTATGATGCGTGTCATCAATCCACTCTGAGCACGAACATAATCACCTATGTTTACATTTACACCATCTGTTTCGCTAAGAGTAAACTGTGTAGAGGAATCAATACCTTCATCATCAACAGTCTCATATACCTTAATGTACTTCTCTGGTTCAGAAATATTATAAGACATAAATGTGAACGGAACAGAAGCATCTGTTGTAAGTTTATGACCAACCATGTCTGGGATAAAGTTTGCAACTGTATCACCAGCTTTTCCATCATACTTACCGTCACCAACCTCATCATAGAAGAATGTTGATCCATCTAGCGCAATAAGATCCAGAGCTTTTTGGTTAATACCAAACATCAAACCAGTCTCATTACACTTTTTATTAACAAGATAGTCAATAGACTTCATGTTTCCTTGCTTATCAGTGAAGTTAGGAAGAATACATCCAGTCCAAGTTCCTATAATATTAACAGCATCAAGTCTAAGGAACTTAGAAAGTTTATCCTTCATAAGACCTTCTTCTGAGAAATATCCAGACCAAACAACATCACTTGCAAATGAAGCATACTTAGACTTATCCCAGTTACCAGCTATAGCGATAACATCAACGAAATATTCAGATACATAATCATTAGGATTGATCCACTTATAAGGAATATCGTCCTGATTTCCATAGTAATCAAGGAATGTTACATTATATCCATTAACGACTTCTGACTTTCTAACAATAACAGAAATGTCTCTTGTACCACAGTTTGAAATACCGAACAAAGCAGCCTTTTCAATTGAGTCAACGTCAACAGAACTGTCATTACTATTCAACATCTCATCAGATCCATTAATAAATGTATTCTCCACAAATGCGTCATCATCTGCAATCCAGAAACGAGTTCTGTCATACATATAAGCATATGGTGCTTTTGTTGTATGCGATTCGATATTAGGATCAAGCGATAACAGTGTATATCCAACAGTATCCTTATTGCTTTCCTTATCACTAGTGTCAACATTGAGCATGTTCATTACATACACAGGTGCTTTCTGCAACATCGTGCGGATATTTCTATTAGTCCAGCATCCTCTACGCTCCATCTTTCTGTCTATAGGACCAAAAAGCTTATTACACTCATCGGTGTTAGAAATATAAACAGGACGATTAAAAGGTCCCTGCATATTAAAACCAACAGCCATACGAAGTGCAGTCTGCACATTGGATGATGAAATTATAGAATTATCAATCTCAATGAAATAAACACCAGAAGCAGGATAGTCTGCAAAATTAATTTTTTGTGACATAACTTTCTAGTTTTATATTTTACTTTAATT